GCGGTCCTGTAGTCTTCCTCAATTACCCTTGGGTCGATCACTAGCTTATGTCGCATCATAACAGGTTCTAACGTATCAATAATACGCCGTTCCTTCTGCTTGCTGTGTCGCACCTCTTCGATCAACACAGGGTGTATCTTACCAAGTACAGGCTGTAGCAATTTGAGGAACATACCGTCCCCGAAGTTGCTCTCGACCACCACATGGTTCACCTTGTATTTTTTTGCGATGTGGCTGAGTTCAGTCAACGTGGTATCGTCGTAGCCGCCAGATAGACCGCCACATGCTACCACGAATAGATAACCGTTTAGCATTTTAACGACAGCGTAACCTGTTTCGTCGGCACCCCTACCACTAGGGTCAATAGACATAACAGTGCCTGAGAAGTCTGCAAAGACATCCCCTACGTTCATAGGTGGGTACATGCGGTCACCACGCATAGCTGCGTTGGGTAAGTCGTTTAACGCACGGTCCTCTAGTGGACCCCAAGTTAATCTCAGCGGTCCCTGTTCATTGTCTACGGACATAACGATCAGATCACGTACTTTGAGCGGGAAGCGTTCCATATCTGATAGCTGGGTCGATAGCATGAACTGCATCGCAAACCCTGCTTTACCGTAGGATGCCTCACGTTCCAGTAGATCACTCTCGTCAAACCGTAGGGGGTCTGTAGGTGCGCTGGGTTTAAGCTTCAGGTCAGTAATGAACTTAGCTAGGCTGTCGCCATACTTTTCCATCTCTTCTTTTGCGGGCATACGTGCGGGCCATATCTGGCACTCGTATCCGCGTTCTGGAAGCTTGGAGTACAGACTATCCTCTGTCTGAGGTGTACCCAAGAAGACCACGCGAGATGAAGGTAAAGGTTTAAGGACAGCGTCAAACTCCTTGATAGTCTCAGCTAATTTGTCGCGCATCTGTTGGGTGCCTGAGTTGTTCAAGACCTCAACGTCATCGGCAATAATCAGGTCAGCACGTGAACCTGTGATCTGCGAAGTGATACCCACAGATTTAACGCTAGGTGACTGTGACGCAGTAGCCGGACCTACATCAAAACTAATCTTAGACTGTCGTTGTTCTGTTCTAGGCTTGAGGTATTCTAAACCTTCAAGTTCCCAGATAAGTCTCTGACAGAATGTGGAAAATGCGTCTGCGCGTTCTTTGGATGCAGACACCACCAGTATTTTTTCTTCAGGGTCTTTAAGTAATCTCCAGACAACGTAACCCGCTGTAAGGTGTGATTTACCTACCCCACGGAAAGCCTGTATGATTGAACGCTTGGGTCCATGCTGCAAGTAGTCTGCTATGTTTAGCTGTACAGGTGTGGGTTCAGGTAGTCCTAAGTGTTGGTGGACGTAGTAGACGAATATCTTAAAGTCTGATCTTATTTTTTTGTGAAATGGGGTATCAGGTATAGCCATGATAATCCTTAATGAAAAAAAGAGGCCCACTGAGGAGCCTCTAATTTCTTATGTTAAGTCTACGATTTCACAGGAACCGCCAGTACATGCTAGGGTCTGTGATCCGGCAGTGTTATCCTCTGCCTCGTATTCTTGGAGTTTTGCCCAATCGATACTTGTCGGCATCAAGGATGCTAACTTTTTGTAATCGGACTTCCCTATTTCTTCATAGGGTGCTTGTTGATATGTGTGTTCGTTGTACGGTAGGAACGATACGCCTGACATCTCATCGAAGTGAGCATAGACAAACGCACCTACTTCAAACCACTCATCACTTTTGACGTTGATCGTCACGCTAGGTTTATGTTCACACCATGCGCGTTGATACGCCAACCACATTTTAAGTTGGTCGATAGCTGATACATCCTCTGTTACTTGTGCATTTTCAGGGGCTTTCACAGGAAAGCTAAAGACCATTGTTTGGTCTGGTTTGAATACATCAGGTTCAGATGGGATACCTTGATCAGCCATGAACTGTGTTAGTGGGTCTTTCATGTCACCACGCACCCGCCGAATATAATATGGACTATGACGAGCGTGTATCCCACTGGCTGAGTCACATAGCTGTGAGACAGTGCCGGATGGTTTGTTGCAAGTTATAGCGGCGGCTACGGGTATGCCTAACTTCTCGGCCCACTCCTTGTTGGTTACCACAGCGACTTCCCGAAGATGACTTAGAGTTGCCTCTAGGCCAGCGTTCTTCAGGTTCATCAGTGGATTATCCATCACGCCTGTGAGTGACACACCCAACAAGCGTTCTTCTTCGGTATTTCGCTGCCACACTTTTCGCAAGTATGGGAAGCTTGTGTACGTTGATTGGATGGTCCCAAGGATTGTAGCCACTCGTACCTTGCGAACAATATCGTCGATAGTATCCGTAGCACGGACAACACACTCTGTAAGATTACAGAATTGGTACGGTCTAAGGATGATTTCGCTACACGGGTTCGTTCCAAAATCATAGGATGCATCGCGTCTTCCATTCTTCTCTGCTTGTTTCTTAGAAGCTTCACGGTTGAAGATACCACGTTCACCTGAACCACTCTCGACCAACGCCATCCATTCACGCATGAAAGACAGGCTGTCTGGTTTCTCGGTGTATGACACTGAGTTGTTAGCCAAGGCACGTTGTGGGTTGTTTTTCCACCACTCGCCTGACTTCGCATGGCGCATACGATCATCAGATAGGTTAGATAGAGAGATCATGGCTGATCGCCGTACACCGCCTACAACAACAATCTGCCCAATGAAGCACATGACATCATGACATTCGATTGAGGACAGCTTGCGGCCCTTGGCGTTCTTGAAGACGTTCACAACGAAGTTGAACAGGTCTACCAACGGTGCTGGACCTGATGCACGACCACCAAACGTTTTAAGCTTGGCACCCGCTGGGCGTACCTTTGACACATCCCACTTCGGGATTTCACCTGAGTACAACAATGCAATCAGTTGTCTTAGTGCTTTAGCCCAACCCTCTTTACTGTCCTTTACGATAATCGTTGTATCGCTTTCGAACATCAATTCAGGTACTTCTGGCAGCTTGTTAATGTATTGACGTTCAACAGAGAACCCAACACCAGTACCACACAATAGAATGAACATAGCTTCGTCAAAAGCCTTGGGGTCATCCACAGGTAGATACGAACAGTTATAACCGGCAGTGTTGTCACGATCTAACGCAGGTCCAGCGGTCATCACCGCTCTCATGCTAGGCATTACCTCTAGATTGAGGATAGCCTCTTCGATCTCTGTCTTTGTGTATCCATCGACCTTATCACCGACAACGTGTGTCATGTAACGGTTAACAGTTTCACCCCAATTTTCTCGACGTTGTTCGTCTTCTAACCAACGGGCATACCGTGATGTGTGGATGAACGCTTGGTAATCTGTAGGGAAGTAATTGCTCATACGCCACGCCCCCGCTGATCTTTGTCTTCACCAAGCCAAACCATGCGATCAATGTCGGCACGGTTGATCCCAATATCTTTGAGGTCTTTGTCAGTTAGACGGTTAAGTTGTTTGATTGCTTCTCGGTGTGTACGCCAAGTCGCCAGATAATTGATGTATCGCCAGAACCAACTCATCGTTTGTCTCCTGACCCACCAAGCGTTCCACGTTCTTGACGTTCACGCAGTTTCTTCAGATTGTTTTCAGCAATGTCTTCAAGTGCTTGACCTAAGTCTTGCGACAGCACAGCGAGATACCACAGGACATCCCCAAGTTCTGAGGCAATATCTTGTTTGGTTTCTTTATCAAATTCACCGTTCTTATCGCGGTAAACTTTTTTGATTTTATTCATCACTTCACCGACTTCACCTGCCAGCCCCATCGCTGGGTATGAAATTCGGTTACTGGTCGGATAGATTGCTGTCTTTATTGCTGTTAGTTGATAAAAAGAGAGGTCCATTCTCGCTCCTAAGTTTGGGTTACCTAGAAACGGTGAAGAATGGCCTCTTAGTTCGTGTAATACTCTTCGCTATCAAAATCGGGTAAGGCTTTCATCAATTCAGTCAAACCTTCGTTCTCAGCACCGATAGCTTCAATGTTGTTATCTTTTAGAAATCTAATAGCTGTTGATAATTCAGCCGCACTCGCTTCACCTGTTTTAATGCGCTGTAATAGTTCAGCGGCGATAGCGGAGTGTAGTTCTCCAAGTAATTCTTTAGTTGCAGACATGTTATACCTCACAGGCTCTGTCTAGAGCGTCTAGAAGCGCGGAACCAGTTATCACTGACTGATCACCCCCATCCTCTATTAAAGCGTCTGTATGGAAGTCTCTGAGTCTCTCTGTGCCATCGCAGATAGCTTGTTCACTTGTTGCGATTGCGCAGCCACTCACGAGCATCGTCAGCGTCACGATTAGTGGTAGCAGCTTCATCGATGCGCTCCCGTGTTTTAATGTAATTCTCAGCTTGCTTCTGTGCTTGTTTCTGACGGGCAGATGCAGCACCCTTGAAGAAAGCCCCTAAGATGACAACTAGGAGCGATCCCGCCCCTAGCAGCCATTTTTGTAGATACGAGGTAATCATCGATCACCCGCGTTCCATTTAACGATACGTTCTTTAAGAATGATCAAAGCTGTTACGGCGATAACTACTGCACCACCAATCGCGATAAGCTGTGCTGTACCGTCAAGTGATCCAATAGCTGTAACACCCGCACCCGCCGCTGTACCTACTTGTACAACAGAGGCTTGCATGGTTTTACTTTGTACTTTCTTTTTACGTGGTTGTTTTAGGGTCCGTACTCCCAACAAACGGTCACGTGGGTATGGTGCAACTGAAACTTTGTTTCCTTGGTTGCCCCCTAGAACGTAGATATTCTCATCGTCGTGATGTGAATAGAATGCAACGTGTCCTTTCCATCCTTTTTTAGAACCACGCCAGAATACCACGACATCACCCTTCTGGGCGTTGTTGATGTCTACTGGTTGACCCCAATCTAGATAAGAACGAGCGTTTAGTTTACCACTGCCTTTAACACCACACTCTGCTAATACTGCGCCGACGAATGCGGCACACCAAGGTGTTTCATCGTCTTGCACGTAGCCGTGACCGGCATCCGCGAAGAACTTAACAATTTGGTCGTTGTGTTTAGCAGCGGGGTACTCTTTGACCCCAAGGTAGTCTTCGGCAATGTCGAATATATGATGTGACATTTGTTACCTGATAAATATTAAATAAAGTATGAAAGCTGCGCCGGCGAAGCCTAGAATAATGGACCCCGCAATAGCCAATCCTTCGATCAACTCTTCACGGGCTTTCTCAGCTTCTAACCTTTCTTGCTTTCGGCGTTTACGGGCTTCGGCTTGATACGCGATAAAATCCGACCACAGCCCCGCACGGCCCTGATATATCATCAGTTGTTTTAGATTGTGTTCATGTTCCTTGATCTGTTCAAGTGCCAAGAACTCCTCTAAATCATTAGCCGTTTGGGGTTTCAATGAAGCCATAAAGCCGGTCTGTTTCTTTTTGACCTTATCTTGCAAGACTTCTTTATTTGTAACGATTGTAGCTATTTGCTGGGCGCACTGACTTAGTGATTTCCCGTTCTGTACAAAAGTTTTTATGGTCTGGAATGCCGCGTTGCAAGCTGCGAGTTCCGCAAGCATTACTCTCGGTTACGCGAGGCCATCTTTTCGACAGCCGCACGTATTGCTTTTATATTCTCATCTATACGAGCCATAGAGACAGCTTGCTCATGAACCATGTCTTCAATACGGTTCACTCGTTGTTCCATCTCTTTGATGTTGGTGGTGTTGCGATCAATGTCTCCAAGCATCATTGATACCGTCCACACTATCGCAGCACCTTGGGTAATCAGGCCAAAGATGAGAGTTATGGGTACACTTTTGGATAAGTGCCAACTCTCTTGCGTTGACATTTATCATACACCTTTTTCAAGTGCGAAAGGTGGTTCAGGCCATTCGACCTCTCCATTGGCGAAACTCGTTTGATCTGTGATATCCCGTAGCTGTTGTCGATAAACTGACCACGCAGACTTGTCACAAGGCGCATCAGTTATTTGAGTGAAATCACATCTATTGAGCAATTCATTCCGCTTTTCTCTTATTTCTTTTTTCTTACTTTCTAGAACGTAATCTAAAGCTTTCTGTCTTTCTTCGTCTGAAGAGAACACACGATCTACCAATTCAAATGTTTGGATGTATGTTAAATCTTCTTCTACAAAAACTGGGTCTACTTCTTGATATTCTTCTAGTAGATTTTTGGGAAGAGGCGGCGTAGTTTTTACATATAAACAATACCCGCTATCAGCCAGTAAATTGCTGTTAATATGTTTAACAGATGCGTCTATATTTAAAATACCGCTCTCTATAGCGTTGGCAACAGAAATAGGATTACCTGACGGACTACCGTCTACTGTTTTAATTATGTACTGCATTTAATAGTCCTTACGTTGCGTTGTTAGGGAACGATCTACCAGTGCCCCACATAATTCTTACAGCACCTGAACCACCAACACCGCCATAGGATGTTGCGGCAGTACCGTGGCCTGAACCACCACCACCACCATAGGCACCACCTGGGCCGCCTGTCTGTGCTACTGTAGAGTCACCACCGTTAGAACCACCAGAACCGCCTTGGCCTCCAGTGCCTGAAACTAGTGTAGATTGACTTGTTGTACTGTTAAACGTACCCACAGCACCGCTGGTTCCTAGACCGTATAAGCCTACACCGCCGCCACCAGCACCGCCATAAGAGTTAGTATTGGTATCAACCAAACGGGACGAGCCGCCGCCCCCGCCTCCACCAGAGCCATTTGTTGCATCAGTGAAAGTGTCGTTGTATGCACCGTCAGAACCTGCACCGTTACCACCGTTTCCTGTATAACCGCCGGCACCGCCACCACCAGATGAAAGGTAGTTCACACCATAACTGGTGTTGTATGGCCCCCAACCATGACCACCTGATCCACCACCGTCACCAACGTAGTTACCACCCCACGCTCTACTGGTTGGACCAGAGTTTACGTTGTGACCAGCACCGTGAGTGCCGCCAAGACCAGCAACAGTGCTGCCACTTATAAAATAACTGTCGCCACCATTACCGCTAGATGCAGAACCCGCAGAATAATCACCGTCACTACCTGTTATTGTCGAATTTAAACTTACACCACCAGCACCTACAACTACTGTGTAAGAGTTACCGGATGTCACAGGGATGTTGTTTTTCCAGCCAAGGCCACCGCCCCCGCCGCCCCATCCGAAATAGAGGCCACCGCCCCCGCCGCCGCCTACAGCAACCACGTTTACACTGTTTACACCTGCCGGTGCCACCCACGTATACGTTCCCGCTGAAGTATAAACCTGTTCGCCAGACGTAATTGCAAGAACAGTTATAGAGTAATTCTGTGTGGCTTGTGCGCCACCTGTATCAGTCGCTGTAACGCTAAAGGTATATGTGGTGTCTTGCGTTACTGTGGGTAATGTACCACTCATCACGGTTGCGCCGGACGATGGTAAACTAATACCAGAAGGTAGATTACCTCCAGTGAAGGTAAGATCAGTGGCTGCATCCTCATTATCTGAAAAGTCAGTAGCTAGATCATATGAAAAACTCGTACTACTATTTTGTGATGTTAGAACAACAGTACCGCCTGTAGAAGTAGGCGCGGTGTTCGAAATATCTACCCAAGAATTTCCGTTGTAGAACAGAATGCTGTCACTTGTGGTATTGTAATAGACATCACCTTCTGAAGCTGATGCTGGGTCTGATGCGTATTGTACAAGACTGCTTGCGGTAGCCGGTGGGACATTGACCAAGTCATTGTAATCCCCAGAAGTAGCTACAGCGGCAAGACCAGACTGCGTTACACCCCAACCGTTGTTATACACGTACATGGTGCTGTCAGAGGTGTTCCAGTACAATGCACCGTTTATAATTGCGTTGCCGCTATTATCTACAGTAGGTGCTGTACTTTTTGCACCAAGATATCTTTGATCTAAACTTTCCCATGCAGCTTCTGCCGCTGTTTCACTTGAGGCTGCCGCAGTTTCACTTGTCGCTGCGTTAGTCTCAGATGTAGCTGCGTTACTAGCGGATGTTGCCGCTGCGACCTGACTAGCCGCTGCCGCAGTTTCACTAGCTGCCGCATTTGTCTCAGACGTAGACGCTGCCGAAGCACTCGCCGCTGCGTTAGATTCAGATGTAGCGGCGTTAGTTGCAGAAGTCGCCGCTGCGTTTTGACTCGCTAACGATGCAGCCGCTGAATTGGCAGAATTTGTCTCTGAGGTCGCGGCGTTAGTTGCAGAAGTTGCTGCGTTGGTTTCAGAGGTAGCTGCCGCTGTTTCTGAAGCCGCCGCATTAGTCTCAGCCGTTTCTGCACCTGTCTGTGCTAGTTGTGCTGCGTCCCTTGCGTTTTCAGAAGCTGTCTGTGCGGCAGACACACCTGTTTGTGCAGCAATGGCACCTGTTTCGGCTGTCTGAGCCGCTGTTTCAGACGCTGCCGCCGCAGCCTCACTTGCCGCCGCCGCTGTTTCACTAGCTGCTGCTGCTGTTTCTGAGGCCGCCGCTGCTGTCTCACTTGCTGCCGCAGCCGCTTCGCTTGCCGCCGCTGCTATACGGTGCGCATCAGCATCTGCCGCGTCTGCTTGAACAGTAGCAAGATAACCTGCCGTTGTGTTTTTCAACACTAACGTTTCGTCGCGGTTAGCTTCCGCGTCAGTTTGCGCTTGAAGTGCAGCATCCCCCGCCGCGCTTTCTACTGTGTCCAAAACTTCCTGCATTGAATATAGCAAGTAGTCAGAGTTTTTGTTTAAGTCCTCTGCGAGAAGAGCGGAACCATCCGCAAAGGTGACAGCACGGTTTTGAATTGGTGTTTCGCGTCGAATTTCAAGTTCTGCACCTGACGCTATTGCGTTACCTAGTTCATCCGTTATCCGAACTGTCGTACTGTTAATTAGATTGAAAATATGTGTGGAATTTGGATCAGTGTCTGATGTACCATCGACATAGACAGCAATGTGATCTGAGTCTAGATAGTTCCACGTTATTAAATAGTCTGTCGTAGAACCATCTGCGATATAGGCTGATATAGCAAACTTTGCCATTTAACTTTCCTGTTATTCTGTGAATACTTCGTTAAAGCGTTTGAAGCGTTCTAAACTTTGTTGAGAAATATTAGGTCTTTGTTCAATCAGTTGAGATTTTATTGTTTCAACTTTGCTTTCTTCGCTACGCTTTAGAACTTCCATGTATTCTGGAATTTCATACTTAGCTTTATCGCGGTAAGCTTTAATAACCGTGCTTATAATCTGACCTTTAGTACCTTTAGAGCCTAGCCCTTGCGCACCATCAATCGCTCTCTTGTAATCATCAGATGTAATGATTTCCGCAAGTTTTTCTCTGAGTGTTAATCCATCAATTTTGGTTGTTGATGTTTGTTCTAAAACCTTATCGTAAATCGATTGAGGACCGCCTTGATATGGCATGTCTTTTAGGTTTTCATTCTTACCATTCATGAAGATCGATGAACCAAATTGAGAGAACGCTGAACGATCCATCATTGAGACACGGCTTAGTTCACCTAGAACCATGTCGTTTTCCCTGTAGTTACCGATATTGGACAACCCCATTGGGTCGTACTTCGGCGTAGGGCGTTCAATGATTTCACCAAGAACGTTACGCTTTGGATCGACACCTTCGTAAAGCCCTGTGCGTGACTGCAATGCGTCTAAAGTGCTACGCACCTCGCGGAATGCCTCGTCACCATTAGTTTGGTTCAAGATGTTAGGAACAAACGAACCGGCAATGCTATACAATGCACGTTCAGACTTAATCGGATCACCCATCATTAGAGCAAAGGTGTCAGCTAGACCTTTAGTAAACGTCTTGTTCACTGTGTTTTCAGCTATGGCTAACGCCAACGCCGCTACTACGTTCTGTTTTGATGTCTCACGTTCATTGTATGGATCACGTATGACCTCGTTAGCATCTGCAAGAATAGAAAGAACGTTAGCTAGTGGCTCTAGTCGTTGATATGACATCCAATAGAACGAACCATCATCTCTACTAATTTTAATAGAGTAAGGTTGGTTGTTCTTTAACCACTCTGCGCGGATACGTGGGTCTGTAGGGCCAGAACCTGTGAAGTCTCCACGCCCTGCGAGGAAATAACCTAATCCAAGTAAGGCAAACCCTGTGTATATTTTACCACGGGCTTGAGCCGCGCGAATTGGGTCACCACTGTATAGATCATCTCTAAAACGCTTAGATGCAAACTGTAACACCGGCATGTTTTGGAAAGATTGGCTTAGAATGTTGATCGGAGTGCGAACAAACGGAACGACAAACCGGAACATAGCTGAGCCGACACCCTCACCACGACCTAGAGACTGAAATTTCTGTCCTATAGAACCTGCTTCTAGTGATTCAGTAAATGAACTACGTTGTGACTGTAGCAATGCATCCGCACGTATAGCCTCACCGTTCTTGCCGAAGCTGTCTAAGATGTACTTACGCATGAACTCTGCACGTTCTGCACCTTTTAGTCCAGCGTTGTCAGCTTCCATCGCCGCATCAGCCGATATACGACCACGATATGTCGCCTGTTTGAAGAACTCGTCCATAGCAAGCAAGAAACGTGACGGTGAAGAGATAACCTTCATTCCAAGACCCTTGCGGCCTTTGGCGATATCATCGGTCATGTCGAATTTAGTCGATAGAACGTCAAGGATCGATGTGTCGTCCATGAACGCCTTACCCGCCATCTGTAGTGCCTCTAGAGAGGATGATAATTGATATGCGAGTGTGCGTACCCCGTGTTTAACCTGACCACCCAAGATTTGCTGCATGGGGATCATCACAGAGTTAACCGCTGTACCGATCAAGTTGACCTGTTGTGTACCAATACCTGACAACAAAGCGTTGATGCGGAAGTGGTTCACCATGTCCATCGTTTTCTGCAAGGACTTGCCAAGACGTAGCGAGGTTTTCAGAGGTTGATCTGAGTTTACCACAGCTTTCGCCACCGCCCGTGCATCTGAATTAGACGCAGCGTTCTTGATCATCTCACGTAGCTTCTTATCGGCTGTTCGTGACATCTTCATGGCGTTCAATGCGCGACCTACGTTAGCCCGTGCAGCGTCTACTGACATCAGCACGTTTGCAGCCACTTCGCGTCGAGCGTTAAAGGCCATAATGACCTCTTCCATGCTCTGGTAGTTACCTGTCACCTTACCGCTATCGATCATCTGACCAAGTTCTTTGATCTCTAGTTCCATAGCTAGAAGCATACGGTCTTTAGCAGCGACTTCGGCGGCTAGTTTGTGATAAGGTACATCTTTGAACCCACCTGTCATTTCCTCTAGGAATGCCTCTGGGTCTTTACCTAGCATATCAGCCATGTGGCGCACTCGGCGTGTCGTCTGTGCTTTCACAGTAGACCAACGCTGTACGTCACCACCACGCATCTCTAGGAACTCTTTCTCCATGACATGCTTAACTGCCGACATCTGTGATAGAACATCGTCATAGTCATTCATGGTGTCCACTGAGCGGAAAGATAGCTTGACAGCTTGTGCTGCATCCTGTGGGTCTAGATCACCAATCTTGGTCATCATGCGGATGTTTTCAATTTGCTCAGAAGTAAGGCGATATGGGACTTTGACAGCTTTTTCGATAGCTTCCTTACTTTGTGGCACAGTTCCTTCCAAATCGAGCGTCATCTGACCATCGACTTCCTCTTCAGGAAATAAACGCTTGGTCATCTCAATGGTTGTCTCAGCGTCCTTAGTAGCAGCCTGTGCTACACTGTCGATTTCCTGATCGATTGACTGAGAAACTGCCTTGGCTTGGTCTAGGTACTCTTGGGCTTCCTCTAGGTTTCCAGCTTTCTTCGCTTTCGCCGCTTTTAATCCATAGAAAACACTTTCTAGTGCTAGACCTAAGACACCACCTTCAGCCATGTTCTTCGCACGGTTCATCCACTCAGGATCATCTGGGTCTGTCGCTAGGAGTTCCCCAACGATACCTGTGTCTGCCCCAAGTGCCTCTAAGGTTGCTGTAAGGTTTGGATCATCTGGGTTGATAATTGTACCATCGATCACGGCACCCGCCATGATACCTTGGAATACCTTGCCAGACTTAGCGATCTTACCAAACATACCGAAGTAAGGTACGGCAAACGTGGTTACCCCTTGGGCAAACCCGCCTACCATAGTTTCTGCATCAGCGATGTAATCGAACCCCTCTGGGTTTGTCATACCTTGCTCTTGTAGCTTTAAGAACTCTTCACCTGATATGATACGAAGTCCCTGACCATCACCCCAGACTACGCGAGGTTGTACACCGAATAGACTATCGCCTACCCAACTACCGAACTTAATTGTACCTGTGACAATGTCTTCAGCACCGGCGGCGATACCTTGTAAGATATCTGCACCGTAGCTTGGTCTTTCCTCAGTCTGAGTTTGTTGTGTGGGTGTTAGAATTGCTTGTGCTTGACCGGCACCGTGCATCTTATCAAACGCCATGATAGCCGCTTGGTTATCTGAGTTTTCCTTGAGGTACGTTATGTCAGCCTGTGGAATAACCAAGGCTTCGTTCTCTAGAGTTGCACTCGCCGTGTCATTCAAATAGTTCTCAGCGGCATTTGCGCCGAAGCGTTGATTAAATGCTGCCAGAACATTAGGATCATTCCTGTTCTCAAACAGGCGATCCAACACCTCTTGAGAGGGTTGTCCTTGGTTATTGTCCATGATTTTCCTTATTGTCTCATGCTTTCCATAGCGGCTTGCAATAGCTGTTCAACGTCATCAGGATTAACGTCTGCAATCCCTGCTAATACGTTGGCAAGTTTAGCTACATCACCGTATGTTTTTGGCAACTCGAAACCATATCTTTGTTGAAGATCATTAAGCATTGCTCCGTAATCGACATCAGCCGGTATTGCTTTCACTACAGTTTCAACTGCTTTTTCAATTTCTGTAGCGTCACCCTTAATCACTTTTTCCAAATCGATACCGGATTCAGGTTGTGCGTTTCGGATTTTAGGCTGGTTTAACTCGGTTGCGCCAATAGTAGGAGCAATATACCCTTGATCTTTTGGTTTACCGTCTAAAATTGCATTACCACGTTGAATATCCAGATCAGTCCGACCAAACGGTACAGTTTCAGATGACCTTGCGGCTTCCATGTTAAGTGTCTGTTCAGCCACCGCTGCCGCTTGCTCTTCAGCCAAACGTGCGGCTTCTTGAGCAAAGTATGGGTTAGATGTCCAAGATACCGTACCTTTGTTTACTGCATCCGTGAATGACTCGAATTGCTTGTTAAACAGGCTTGGATCGTTCTGTTTGTAGAAGTCCATAGTTTGCTGTTCAGCAAGTTCGATAGCCTTACGGATCAACTCAGGGTTTTTCTGTGATGCCTCTGGGATTGCCCCAAGTGCTTCGTCTAGATAACTCTGGAAACGTATCTTGATGTCATCTGACATACCACCTTGGTATTCACCCTCAAAGCTAAAGCTTAGAGCGTTTTCATCCGGCGTTAGCGCACCAATGATACGGTTAAGAGCCGGTGTTTTGTAGTCTTTGTAAGTCTGGGTTTTGTATGGTTGTTCATCATCCCCGAACTTCTCTAACTGACCGTAAGCGTGTTCCCAATTTTTATCATTGAACTGTAGTCCATCTTTTTGGGCTGTTTGAAACCACGACATCATAGATGCCATGTCAGTTATTTCACTATTCTCAAACGCTTCAGTAATCGCGTAGTTGTTCCCTAGTTCGACAGGTTTAGGTATGTCGTAGATCGTGTTGATAGTCTCATAGGCTGTCTTAGCTTTAGTCATCAACGCAGCCGTATTCGCACTACCATTGATCATGTCAGCCATAGTTTGCCCTGAGTCACCCACAGGTGTTTGCAAGAATACTTGAAATGGAACAGCGGCGTTTTGCGGGTTGTTATAGAAATCCGCTACTACGTCTGTGACCATCGCTTCTTCTTGTTCACGTGCAGCTTTAGCAGCCCGTTCTTTTTGATCCGCTCTAAACTGAATATCACGTTGAATACCTTGGCTTTGATTTACGACAGCATTCCACTCTTTCGGTGTAAGTTTAAGATCACCGCTTTTCTGAGCCTCAAGCAGAGCATCGATCATTTCCATGTTGTCTGTAGCGTCAGCGACAGTGAGGAAAGATGTTAGCAAGGCTGCACGGGATTTAGGACCACTGAAACCTGTGCCATATGCTTGACCATTCAATTTAGTCAACGCGCCTAAACCGTCTTCTATAGACATTTCACCTGTGGCAATGCTCATAGCAATGTCATCAGCTTGTTTCTGAATAGCCGATAAGTGGTTAGCTTCCATCTGACGCGAGATGTTACCTGTGTGCGCCGCCGACATGTTAAACGTAGCCTGTTGAACATATGGCATAGCACCCGCGAGAAAATACGGGTTGTTGTGTTCAGGATTCTTGAGAAACCCGTGAACCTTTTCGTTCATCCACTCGCGGAAACGGTTAGGGTCTGTGTTATACTTTAGGCCCGACTTTTCGTATTCCAATGTGGCTTGTTCTTTGAACTCAATAGCCGCCTTTTTACCCATAGTTTCGTTATAGGCTTGATTATATGCTTTAGAGTTTGACCTAAACAGAAAGCCGTTACGAACTTCAGACAGTTCTTGGTCTGGATCAAGTCCCGCCATAGCGTCCTGTTGTGCTTTTGTTTGTATCTGTTCTAGTTGTTCTTTTTTCGCTTTCGCAGCTTCATTACCAAAGAAGTTAGAAACATCGCGAAAGCCCCTAGACATTGCTGCCTCACCGACACGGTCCCGCGCTGGGCGATAATAGTTGTCGATGACACGCAATAGATTTTGTGACGCTCCCCGTTGAGGAGTGTCTGGAGTAATTCTTGGTGCCATGTCGATACCTTATGCTAAGTACGGAAGACCCGCTGTCGCAGCAGACGCAATGTGTCCCATGTTGAGCGAGGTTGTTGGGACTTGTGCAATACGCCCCTTGGCTTCGTCTTCGTAACCTTGAAGATTGCGTCTTGTTTGAATTTTGAGGCTATTACGCTCTAAACGATCACGATACAGATTACGGGCTTCGACTGATCTCCGCTCTGCAATCATATCTGACATTACTTGACCGCCACCACCTGTTTCAAACATGCTAACCATTGCTAGATCAGTGTTTGAACGTGCAGTTAACGCTCGGTCCATAGCTTGCATCAGAAGTTGACGGTTATATTCAACATAACCTTCCATCTCTTGATCGTATTTATATGCGGCGGCTTGTCTCGCCATCGCTGCATTATTTAACGCGGCTTGGTTCTGAGCGTTTACCTCAAAGATACTACCTAATAAGTTAAATCCAGCCGAAGCAGCGGCTAATGTAATTGGGTCCATATCTATGTCCTACAATATTTTAGCGAACTCGTAGAATGACTCTCCATTCCTACCAAAGTTCTTGTGTTTATTAATGAAGGTAAACCCGCACCACTTTAGCCACTTATGATGGACCGTGTTACGTGCGTCTGTGTAATTATATACACACTTGTACCCCTGAGAAATCTCAGAGATACCCTCTCTGCATTCTCGAAGAAATTGTCTTTGATGTTTTAGTAAGTCTGGGGTCGCCATCATCCAGATGTTACCCAGACCTATTTTATCTGTATCGGTAACCCCATAGACACCCACAGGAGTGCCATCAGGGGCTACCATTGTTTTCATACGTTTACATAGGATTAACGCTAGGTGTAACGCCATGTATGGTTTCAAACCTGTCTGAGCGTATAACTCACTTACATCCGCATCCCTTAAATTGTAACCTAGATGATCCAAGTCTTTTTGTTGGGTTTCACGGACGTAACCTGTCATTATAACCTCTGTGATTTTCCTACATACATACCCGTCCACTCCATTGAACCAAAGGCACAAGGGAACGCGCTGTCGTTAACAATTTTAATTTCAACTCTGTCGTTTTGCGCAAACACAGGGAATTTGTATTCTCCTGTATCTCTAGGCATCAAACCTGCAATGTTATCTTCGTCAGCAAGTATACGGGCGTTAAAGAGATGCTCAAAAGTTTGGTTGTTTTTAGGTGTGATCAATATTTTGAAGAACGCTGTGTCCATGTAGATCAGAGACATGTAACGTAGTTGTACGCGACCTTCTTGAATTGCCGCCTCACCTGTAGGTGTATCTTCTCGAATGTATTGAGGAGAAAAGATGTATTCAAAAGTATAAGGTACGCCAGCGTTGATCGTCCAAGTAGTAGCGTCAACTTCAGCTAAATGATACTCATTGTCAGCTACCTTTGTAACGTGCATTAACTGACCCTTGGGGTCTTCCATTTTATAGAATTGTAAGGTCGCTGGAGTTGAGTACGGTAAAACGATTTCCGTTCTATCATCAGTCGCATTGTAAGTGATTGTCATGGCAGATTCTTCTACCCTATGATCTAACAACGCCTTGTCTACAGGCTTAGTATCCAAGAACATTCTATCCAAGTACATCTGACCACCTGTTTTGTAGACGACATACAAAAAGTCTTCTAGAAACTCACAACCCATAATAATGGTGTCTTCGCCAAAGTCCCAATGTGACCAAGCCGTTTGTACTTTTTCGCCGCCGTTTGTGTACCACTTATATACATAAAGCTTACTAGGCTCTAATGCGGATAGCTGAACCATAACGTCATCATATGTAGACACAGCCTGTGTCCTGACCTCGTTTGGTATGTAGCTGGGTATCTGAACCGTTATCTCATCCGCATCGATGGTCTTTAGTTCTTCATCGATATACAACTCTCGAACCGTTGAGTTAGTAGCACCGTCAGTTACAAAGAATACGATTGGACCGGAGGCCACAGGAGCGGTGTAAGGTGAACAAGCAAACTTAGTCGAAGGAACGATACCAACCGACAGCGGCGATAACACGTTTTCAGACACAAGTTTAAATTGTTGGCTATCTGAGAATAGAACCAAAGTGTCCGAAAAGACCGCTGCGTGGTAAAGGTTGTTCACCCTACCTGTCGTTGAAGCTACGTCAATTCGGTCAGATGCGAAAACTTGTACAACGGTACTGCGATACAAACTTTCTAGTTCACCCACAGCCGACATAATAAGGTTTTCCTCAGAAAGAAAACCCATTCGACCTTTAAATAGAAACATCGAACTAATTGCTTTATCGACGAAACTAGGTGCTGGGTTAGTGTCTGCATCACCTACTGATCTTTCATCCCACGTGTGTTGTTGAAACGTGAATGTTCCATCTGGGTTTCTAATCAAAACATGAGGCATAGTTGCTGGATTAAAGGTTTCACCTGCATCATATCCTACAGTTTCGATCCAAACGTTATTGTCAAATTCTACCCAATAATCCTCAGTAGCATCGTTAAGGTTACCCTTAATTTGTACAATGCGGCCCTGTTTTTCTTGTGGTGGTAGTTTATCGAATGACTGTATGCGATCAGTGAACGCTTCCATCGCGTTACCACCAAATTGGTCGAGAACACGTATTTGGGCACCAGCGGGTACAGAGAATGTCAGTGTTGGTCCAAAGGTTTGTGCGTCAGTGTATCCTCGACTTATTGCATCTGCTTTGAGTTCTTCTGCAATATCAGATGTACCCTCTAGTGCTGTGGATGCTGTGGTGTTGTCTTCAGTCGAAGTGGTCGCGGCTAAAACATTGTTAATGTAGATAGCGTATGTTGTAGATGCGACAGCACGTTTGATAAATACCGAAGCTGTAGCACTCGGATCAGCGCGAGTTTCTGTCACTGCTTGAGTTGCTGTGACTTTTTCTGTGTTTAGAATAAATGTCGTATCAGCTACTGTAACAAATCTTAGCTTTTTCCACATGTCGCTGGTGGGTAGATAAGATTTACCATCAGGAAACGTCACCGTTTTCTTAACACCATCAGTGTCAAATACTTCAAGATCGCCGCTACCGCCGATAACAATGTATCGTTCTTCAAAGTCTCTGTTAATTACATGAACCGCTGTTGTGTCATCGTCTGGAACGTTTGTGTTCAACGCGGATACAAATTGTGTAGGTGGTCTTTTTTGCAATCCAGCAACAACAGACGGATAGGCGTTTTTCATTTCCTCACCCGAAGTCCGTAGACGTTGAGGTGCCGGCTGTTGTGAAACACCACTAATTAGGTTGGAAACCGTAGTTGAAACTAGGGGCATTATGTCACCTTTTAATAAGCTGAACGGGCAAGAATACCTGATACAGCGGTGTTTCCTGACAGCATGTTATTGTCTTCAACTTCCATGTTTTCAGCTAACAACGCAGCCCGCGCCATGTCTTCGTCGGCAGCGTTAAAAGCTGATACTGCGCCGTTACCCATAACACGCTCTTGATAGATACGTGCTGAACGTACAGCGATATAACGTCTAGCAATTTCAGGAAGTTCTTCAAAACCTAGAGCAACAATGATGTTTACTGTAACAGGTTGTTTAAAATTATATGTGTGATTGCGGCGATCATAAAGAAGACGACCACGCGCTACCAAGTCTTTATCCTTATCACTCAACGTAGTGTCCACCGATAAGATGTTAGCAGGTAGAACTAGGTTTTCAGAGGTGTTAGGAATTAGTTTGTAACTAAGTTCTGTGTTCCAATAGAACCCATGTGTCTGTGTTTCACGTGTTACCTGACGAACTAAGTCTCTAGCAAGAGCCGCGTCAACTACGGTATCACCTGTAATGGAACTCACTGGCGACTCGCCAATGTTCGCAAGGCACACGTTGACAGCTTCTAGTTCTGTCGTAGGGGTCAGTAGAGTTGCCATGAGTTTTCCCTTAAATGTAAAAAATGACCCCTCTAGGTTAACTAGAGAGGCCATCTAATTTTATAACGCTGCGCGTAGTTCGATGATGCACTCTGGGCGCAATACACCGTGACCGACAGCCATCTTAGATACAGCTAGTGTACCTTGACGACGAATGTCGTATTCCATTTCGGTTGCCATATCCATCAACTGAACTGTACCCAACGCTTGACGCTGGATGACAAGTGCAGATGTGTCTGAGGCATCCACAGCATACTTCGAGTTGAAGTCTGGATAAGCTGTTGAAGCTGTGTGATCCACTGTCAAGTTGTTAGATTTAACAATTTGCATACCTGCGACACGCATGATTGTGCCGTCAGAGTATGAACCGTTTTGACCGAAGTCACGGTTAATCAGTTTATCGTTCTGAACTAGAGCGTAGTATGTCGCTGGGTTAACAAGGACATAACGTTCCGTTTCAGGAATGTTTGCTGCGTCTAGAGTCGCCGCCGCATCATACATAGCAGTAACAATAGCGTCAGTTGTAGGTGTTGTTGAACCTAGTGTTTCAGACGCTGCGTTACCTTGACCTGCAACACCAGCACCTAGACCTGATGGGTCACGTGCGGCTTTAATTGCCATAGATAGCAAGTTGCGGTCATATGTTTGTGCTAGGGCTTGACCCATTTGCTTAGAGTATTCTGAACGCACATCATAGTGGTTCTTGGCTTCATCGATGTTTGCAATGAAAGTGTTCGCAATCAATAGATCATCGATTGTGATAACTTTTTCGCCGTGTTCGATGTTGTTACCAAGAATTTCGGCACCGGCTGTGTGGTACTCAGCAACTGTTTTACCGATTGCTGGGAACTGTGCAGACTTACCGTTATTGATAGAACGAATACGTGTTTTCTCTTTCATCACTGTTTGAGCGTTGAAAGTAGACATTACCTCGCCTGAGAAGACCTTCAGGAACAGAGCATCGGTTGCACCTGTTAATCCGGCCTGACCCACGCGGGATGGATTTGCATTAGACATTTTATTTCACCTTGGAAAAAGAGTTAGGTTGTTAGGATTTTTCTAACGTCACCATTTGCTTTCTTTCCATTAAGGTTATCCCTCGTAAGGGGCCATAACGTAATAATTGCTTTGTTGAGTTAGATGAAAAAAAGTGAACACCCTTGGCCTAGAATGTTCATTTCGCCACCCACTAATAAGCGGCGTAGCGAGGGAGTCCGAAGACCCCCTACTTTTTCGCTCTGTTCTTTGAGCGATCCATGATTTTCAGATTAGAATTTGTGTTGTTTGTTGCGTTACCGTCTGAGTGATCAATGTCTTTCCCAGATAGTTTAGACTTACCATGTTTAGAGATCATCATACGACGAGCCTTGTTGCGTGAAACACGCTTCTTAACCTGTTCAGGACGAGCCTGATACTCTCTATCGTATGCTGAATATACTCGTCCTGATTTACTCATGATTTCTTCTTAATTTTCATGTCGGTTGGTTTTGCAGTTTTAGCTGCGTTTTTGAAATCGGTATCAGAGGGCGCACCCTTTTCACCTTTTCGACGCATCCGTTCACCAGAACCATTCTTTATTCGGTTCTGTTTGTTTTTAATGTTTTCGTAAAGCGACATTAAAGAATGTTTGACCTCGCAAGTTTTGCTTCGACCTGCGCACGGAAAGCCGGATCGTTTTCATACATCGGGTTCTGCATATCTTGCATTAACTGGTTAACGCTTTCGTAAGAACCACCGCCGCCACCAGACAAGCTTCCAGATAGGTTACGTTCAGGTTCCATACCCATTGCAGCATCTTTACGAGCGGCAACGGCGCGAACCGCCATCTGAATAGCTTGCCAATCATTGGTGTCCATCACTGAATTGAAATAGTCGATTTCATTGTCTTCAAGGTTGTCAGCGGCCCACTCGGTTAACTCAGAGTAACCTTCTTCGCCGCCGACCTCATTCATTATCTGACCGCGTTGTGCATCAACTGCATTTAGTTGACTATCGATGTAGCTATCAACAATCTCACGTGGTATCCCCGCTTGATCTAGCAAATCATAGCTTTCTGGAGAGAGATCGCCGTTATCCCAAAATTCTTGAGATAGAGCATCGTAATCCACGCCTACATTATCAAGTTCTGATCTTGCATCGTCTTCGTATTGTTCATTCTCTTGAGAACTCATTCGGTTTTCTAGTTCAGAATATGCACGTGCCATATCCTCTGCCGAATTGAACTTTTCTGGCAACCACTCAGGCCGGTCATCCACTTGTTCAGTTTGTTGTTCTTCCATTTCGGAAGCTTGTTGCTCAAGTGTAGGACCAGAGTTTTCCTCTGAGGTGTCGATAACTACTTGTTCGACCATTTTTATTCACCATTTCTTGCGACAGCTTCACGCACTGCGCCGGCTGCTTCTTTAGCAACTGGACCAACACCAGCTTTAGCCATTTCAGCCATTTGCTGTTGTTGCATCATCTGCATCTGCATCTGTCGTTCTTGTTGCATTTGTTGTTCTGATTTAATCAAACCGTCCATGTCGATACCCAATGCAGTTCCTACGCGGGTGATGTAATCACCAACGTTCATAAACTGACCGACAGCTTCTGGTCCTAGAGGTGCGAGAGCCGTTAGGAACATTTGATACTTATTCATATCATGTCCACGACCGAGAGCCTCAAGACCTGTAACGATTGTTGGGTTAGCCACACCTTTTGGTAATGAGGGTAACCGTTTCTTCTTAGTCATCCTCGCTATGATGCGGTTGACCAATGGTAATTGAAATTCCTGACTTAGAATTGAGTAAACACCACCGAGTGCATCCTCTAGTTCCCCTGCCATGTAACGAACCTCTTCGGCTGTCACACGTTCACCTGCGCGTTGAATCGCAGAGTTCATTAGGAACGCAAAGGATAGACGCTCAGTAATCACTGATGCTGTACTAGAAGCCACAGACATGTCAGCCTGTTTAGCAACTTGCAGTGTGGAAACTTCGGCGGCGTTACCTGATACAATAGCGCCGTTATCAGCTTTTGAAATGTCTCTTGCACGTGTAGTACCGTTTGGTGCTACCAAGAATACTACTTTGGCTGATACCGCAGATGCTTCAAGAATTGCTTTAGACAGACCCTCTAAAGAGATAAGATCGCCAATGTATTCTTCTACATATGATCGCCCATAATCTTCACCATCAATGCGTGTCCAACGCAAAGCAAGCATAGGTGCTTTATCTAAGGGATATTTACCTTGAGATTTAGGGACGATCATACCATCAATTTCTTGATACAGTATATATTTGTCGCCCTCGCGGTACATCTTTGTGTAAAGATTTATTTCGTCTGTCTTTTTGTTGTTTTGTTCGCTAGGAAGATCACCTTCCTTAACCATCAAGAGTTGTTGTATGTCTTCGGGCAGTGTAACCCGTGACATGGTTTCTTTTACAATAACCTCAATGACCTCACCCATAGGGTCACGTTTCACTACATAGCGGCTCAACGGAAAGACCCGTGCGCCGCCCTCTGGGGGAAGGTAGAGAAGTACGTTACCTGCGACAATTAACTGTTTTAGTGCTTCAAAAATAGGTGACCGCATACCTGAGTTTTCAATCTCGGTCATAACAGCGCGTTCATATTTATTTAACGCTTCGTCTACTTTTGCACGTGCGCCCTCTGTTTGCGACAATTCTTGGATCGTGAAATCGTCCAAGCGCATAGCAAAGAAAGGCGCGTTAGGTGGTAGCAATGACAGTAATAATTTAGATGCGAGGTTGTTCACACCTCTAGCCCCTACACCCTGATATGGAGTGTAGAATTTACTAGATGATGTATGACCTTCTTCGGGAACAAGAGAAGGGATAGTTAGTTTAGCCGCTTCTCTTGCCCGTTCTAAATATGTCGTTCTGTGTGAGGATAGGTTTTCGTACTTTTTAGCGCAATTAGCGTCACCTTTATGCACGGTTTACCTTCCTGACTTTATACGTTTGACTTTGATTTCTGCATCATGCCACCCAACTTGTTTTTGTCAGATGTATAATTATTTCTTTTAGAAATCTTATAACTTTTCATACCGCGAGAGCGGCGTGTTAGTGTGTCACCCTCTTCACTCATATTGCTCAACGCCGGTGCTTCCTGTTCTAATACAGGGGGAGCAGCGGGGGGTGGAGCGGGAGGAGGCGGTGGAGTTGGACTATTCATAAAACACATGTTTAGGCACTCCGATTATTTCTGTTCTTTCGAATTGACATAGGGTTTGCACGTTGTCCTCTAATGGACGCAGCCGCTGCTTGTTTACCGCGTACCTTGTATCGATCAGTACCTGCCGCCTTACGTTCAATCGCAATCTTGTCTTCTTGTGTCTTAGAAGCTTTCAAACGAGAAGCTTTACCACCATCTCGACCACCACCTACACCATCACGTGGGTCGATTTTCTCAGGTGCTGTAACTGGCGAAGATGAGCCTGTGTTTGTATTTACAGGAGCAGTTGTCTTAGGTGTCGCAACATCTTTAGTGTCGTAAATTTCAGAATTTGTTCGACCGCCAACTTCAACTTGTGGCGCATCGTTAAATGCAGTTCCACGGGCAACGGTAAGTGATCCTGTACCGTTCTTAGCTTTGAACGTTGTGACATTACCATCAGCCAAGTCTTTAGCTGTAACACTTGTTTTACTATTAAAGTTTGTAGTCGAACCAGTTACAGGAACTGCACGGCGATTAGGGCCGTATGAGTCATTTGTGTATGTAACCTGACTAGCCTTGGATGTACCGGCATTCTTTGTCGGTGCGTATCCTGACCCTGCAAACATGTCAGCGTCTAGGTTACGTCCACCACCACTGGATTTAGGTGTCGATGATGATTTACTTCCTTTACCACCGCCTGATGATTTAGCTGGTTTAGGTGCTGTACGTTTAGAACGTGATTGGGAAGAGGATGATTTAGATGAACCACCACCGCCACCACCACCACCTGACGAACCACCGCCACTTCCAAAAGCAATCTGTGGTTTAATTAGGTCTATTAGAAACATTATAATATCCGTTTACTAAGAGTTATGTAATTGAGTTTGTAACCGCGTTCTCTCAGAACACGTTCCCAGCCTCTACGACCAAGAACCTCAAGAGAATGGCACTTGTTAATACGTGCGAAATCTTCAAACACATGTATTCCATAGGCCCAATCTTCATCATCGCCAGATAAAAATATGATCCTTAAATTTGTGACCTGTGGGTACTCAATGAACTCAGTGATTATAACGGTTGTTAGAACAAACGTGTCTGGTACTTCACATACCCACAACATCCAACGCCCCTCGGATACAAACTGATAGATGTCTTCAACCAAAACTTTTTCATCAGCTACGCGGTCTAGGAATACCTCAATTTGAGGCCACATTTCATCGACAGCGATCATGTTTGTGAGTGGGAGTAAATTTCCTCTAAGCATCTTGTATTCCTAATATGTCTTCATTTTGTTCTGAGTAAATTCGACGTAGTGTACGGACTACATCTACTGCACCACGGCGAAAAAAGATTTCACGCTCGGTCATGTTCAGTTCAGGGGAGACATCGGGATACATACGATCAAGATAATCGACTAATACTTTGTCAATATTAGGTAATTGAGACATGAAGTTACCCTTCTAGGTCTAGTAACGGTTAAGATTATCCCCAAGCACGTGTCCATTGCGCACAAATACCTGACCTAACGACATCATCGTGTGTAAAATTACACACCGCCGCCTCAATATTATGTTTAAATATCAGGTCTATAGCTATGGTTAACCCTGAGTCTTGCTTCAGGTCGTGCTGCAATAGGTCGCCATTGACTACAACTTTTGTGTCTTCACCTATTCGAGTGAGGAACATCTTCATTTCATGGGGTGTTAAGTTCTGTCCTTCGTCTAAAATAACAAAGGCATTATTGAATGAGCGACCACGCATAACCTCAAAAGGTACGATCTCAATATCCTTGCGTTTCAAGGCCACCTCGTAGCGGCCCTTGCCTAGTCGTTGCTCCAATACCTCTGTCAGAGGGACAACCCACGGCGCAATTTTGTCCTCTATGGTTCCCGCAAAGAAACCCAAAGATTTACCTGCCGGTATGTTAGGTCGGGTCAGGATAATCTTTGTGACTTGTCGTTTGTTGAACATGTCAGCGGCTATTGCGGCGGCTATGTACGTTTTACCTGTCCCTGCCGGTCCTGTAACGAACACTTGCGGAAACCTGTAGATACATTCCATGTAGTTTTTTTGCGCTGGGGTTTTGGGTAGGAGAGGCTGCACCTGTTTATTGTCTGAAGCCTCTCGCACTTTGTCTTTATAGGTTTTCTTACGCACCTTTATAATTCCATCTCACCTTCAAGTAAGCTGATACGCATTTCGGCGTAACGCATGACCTTGCGTAGATCAGTTATCTCACTCTCCACCTTGTCTTGCTGTGGGTAAAGTTTGTGACCCGCACGTAGCGCATACTTCACGATGTTACCTGTATGGAAAGGCAGATCGTTGCGCATAATGAACGTCACAGGTTCGATCTTGAACCGTGTGTAATGTGAGGGCCGCTTCACGATGTCCTCATCGGTAGTCTCTATAACGTCAAATCCATTCATGGTTCCCACACCTTTAGCGTATCTGTTTCTAGATCGTAATTGTCATACCGCAAAATTCTTGCGACCTGCGCTTGTTGTGTTGCCTCAAAGATAGACAAATTGGCTTTCTCAAACGCCGCTACCACCGCATCAAAACTACAATCTTTGTCTAAGATTTTGTTAGCTGCGACAGGCCCGACCTTGGGGCAGCCTTTGTATCCATCTGTGGTGTCACCTGTCAGTGATTGGTATAACCACCAGCGATTAGCTTCCTCTTCAGTTATCTCACGAACTAAAGCCCAATCGGTATCCCAATGTTTAGCTGGGAGTGTCTTCATGTCTTTGTCGGCAGAAAAGATAACACGCTCATCTTTGGCGTTAGGGTCTGTCCCATAAATACCAAGTAAATCATCACCTTCCAGACCTTCCCTCATGTCATGTTTGTGGTTCTTCATGACATGTTCTCGTAAGAACGGGAGCATCATAGGTTTACGGGATTCCTTACGGTTACCCTTGTATGATGGCAAGATGTCCTTACGGAAGTTTGTAGGTGATGTCAGACAGAGTAAGTAATCGTCGGCGTTAGTCTGTGACACTATGTTTTCGATAGCCTCATCAAAGTCTTTCTTTGTCTTAGCTTCGTCTGCCCACAGCACCCATAGACCGTTGTGAAACCTTGTGGGTTCCTCATTGGTAACTGCGACTTGGTATAGGGTGATGTCAGCATCAATCAGTATAGTTCTACTCATGTTTATCTTTCCATTCACCACACCAGTAATCAGGCACTACAGTTTCTGTTTTCGGATACCTTCGACAATAGTACGTGCGGAAGTGGTCCTTACCTCTTGTTGAGAAGTAGATACACGCCTCACATAGTTTAGGTTTGGGCTTCCTAGTGGGTTTCGTACCAGTTGTTGCCGATTTTTGCCTCGCCATCTAATTCTACCTTTAGTTTGAAGTGTTCACCGGCTTTCTTGATTGATTGAACACTAAGTTCACCAACCAGTTCTGCTACGTCTGCATCACACTCGTATTGATGTTCGTCATGAATGTTTGCCACCACCTGACATTTGTCTTTAAGATGATTAGCGATAAGTGCCTTATCCATTTCGACTGCCCATTGCTTACACACTAGCGCACCCGCCCCTTGTAAAAGCAGGTTGAGGCTAGAGTGCGAACTGCGACAATGAAGTAGTCTACCGTCTAAGCCCTTCAGATACCCACGCTTGCTTGCTTGGGTAACCGCTTTGATTAGCTTGGCTAACGCAGGGGTCCGATCTAGAAACTTGTTCTTTAGCTTCTGACCTTCCTTTGGACCCTTACCTACAATCTCGCCAATCTTCGCCGCACCTGCCCCGTATAAAAATCCATATATGAAGCGTTTTGAAGCACTCCTGTCAGGAAGACCGGCTGCTTGCATGTTTACGGTATGGATATCGCCGTTGACGACTTCATAACCATAAGCACCCTCATCGAAACGATGTAAGAAATGGCCTAACATTCTGAGTTCCAAACCTGAAACGTCCACACCTACTAGCTTGCGACCTTCAGGAACACAGAACAGTTCACGGCATTCTTTACCGTATGGTTTACCCACTGAAGGTGTCTGGGCCACGTTTGGGTATGCGTGGGTCATGCGCGACGATACAGCCCCGTTTGTGTTGACTGAGCCGTGTATACGGTTGTCGTCTTCAACAAGGTTAAGCCATGCGTTTTTACCTTCAGCCAACATGCCAATACGTTTTTGTAGCATCAGCGACTGCGCGATAGCTTGGGCTTCTTTGTAGGGTAGATTTTCTAGAACGGTTTCATCTACCTTGGGTCTACCATCAGGTGTGTACTCGCGTGGCTCCCAGCCGTACTTAGCAATCAAGCGATCAGCTATATGCATACGAGAGTTAGGATTGAAGACATTGCAACGTATGACTGTATACGGCGCACCTTCCCACACAGAGTGTCGATCCAAAGTTTTATAGTTAACAGTTTTCTTTGGACGCTTCACGCCGACAGCGGAGTACCACGGGTCGAATATAGTTTGTAGGTCTGTCTCAATTTTTGCACGTTCTTGCTGAAGGTGCATCAAAAGTTTCTCTGCCTTTGCTACGTCAAAAAGGAACCCATGACGTTCTTGCTCTGCTACGATCCAAGCAACTTGATGCTCTAGTTCAATAGCAGTAGGCGCATACTCCTTTGCTGAGATTGCTGCCCACAGTTTTAAAGTGACAGCTACATCCTGTTCGCAGTACGTCTGCATCTGAGGTGACCACTCGGACCAATCCGTAGTTTGACCGAAGTCTCCCTTCAAGACCCCTAACCTTTTGCCCCACGCTGCAAGCGAGTGTGAACCTCTAAGTTTAGGTTCAATCTTACCGGCTGCAATTCTAGCACCATCCGTGTCACTTAGGGTGGTCCAGATAAGTCGGGTACAAACTAGGGTGTCGATTACCCTGCTACGATCATATCGCCAATCAGGGTAAACCTTTTCCAACGCAGGGAAGTCAAACTTAATACCGTTGTGGAAGATCAGCTTATCAGCCGCCGCCATACGATCTAACCCTTGTTGGATTTCGTTAGGGCCGTATGAGAACACTTCGTGTGTATCTACGTCTTGTAGTACCAGACAGTGTACCTTGGTTAGTGTGTCTAACAAACCGTCTGTTTCGATGTCGCCTACATATGTACTCATAGCGGCCCCCTATTTAACTGAGTGAATAACGTGTGTATTTCTGTCCCGTCACAGGATGGAACTTGACCTTGGACACAATATTGTGGCCCATCTCGCGTAACTCTTGGATACGCTTGGTCAGTGATTGAATAGAGTATTCGAGCATCGCTTCACGCACGGTGATTGATCCAGCTTTCTTTAAGTGCTTCATGATCTTGTCGTGTTGTGTTTTACCTGACATCTTTTTCCATCCTTTATGTTCAAGTTTCTGGGCTTGGTTATTCCAGTGTGTATATACAGCCGTGTATACATCTGGGTTTTGAGCGGCTAGAACGGCGTACATTTCAGCCAACTCAAATACTTCATCAGTATTCTTCGAACTCATCTTTTGCGAACTCATGTTCTGACAATCGACCAGTGTCTTTGTCGTAATACAGTTTGGTTGCTATCCCTGTCTCACCGCTGAACCTGTTCTTGAGAACACGCACGGTAACTTGGTTAGCAGCCTCTTGGTCTTGTTGATTACGCTCTAGGCCAATGACGGAGTCTGAGAGTTGCGCGATACTGGCTGACCCCCGTAAAGCGTTCAAACTTGTGATTAGACCTTCCTCCCACCCACGGTTACCTTCGGGTCGCCGCAAGTGTGACACAAGTATAAGTCCTATACCTGTCTCCTCTACAAGAGAGCGAAGCTGGGTCATCAAAACATCGATAGTTTTCCGCTCATCACCATCATCAATGCCTGAAACAACAATACTGAGGTGATCGAGGACAACCCACCCAACATCACAGCCTTTGGCAAGGTATCTGATTTTGTCGAGAAGATTGGTCGCAAGCATAGAGCCGAAATGATCGTAGAGGTAAACACGACCAGAACCAACGGTGTCACTGAAAGCAGACTTGAGATCAGCATTTGACACTCCTTCCTTGGATAAGTGTAAAGGTTTATCGATTGCCAATCCCATGAGGCCAAGCGCGGTACGCTTGACGTTCTCTTCTAGGGCAACATAGCCGACAGTCTCGTCTTGTTTGATTAGATGATAAGCAATCTCACGGCACACTTGTGACTTACCCACGCCTGAACCAGCGGTCAGTGTAATAAGTTCACCTTTGCGTAAACCGTGTGTTAATTTGTTCAGACCATCGTAAGGCCACGGGATACTTTCCGTGTTGTCCTCTGAGATCAGGTCATCCCAAATGTCTATACCGTTGATGATACCATCAGGTCGGTATGGTTTTGCTTCGTGATAAGCTGAAATAATTTCTTTAGCCTGACCCTTCATCAATAGTTCTGATGGGTCTTTGGCTGGGAGTTCAGCTATGAAAGCTTGGTTAGGTTTCAGTAGAGCGGCGATCTCAGATGCAGCTTTTGTTCCCGCCTCGTCGCTGTCCATCATAATGATGACTTTCTTGAACGAGGATACGAACTCTAACTCTTTCTTGATCGCACGGGCCGCACCCGCTGCGCCTTGTGGTATGCTAACCACAGGCCAGTTGTTGGTGGATGATATCGCTTGTGATACAGATAACGTGTCTATCTCACCCTCTGTGATGACAAGTATCTTACCGCCCTCTTTCCACAGGTGCTGCCCGAACAATCCGCATTCCTTGGCATTACCAAGCATGAGAAAGTCTTTGTTTGGAAACCTAATCTTTTGTGCAATGATTTGACCATTGCGTTTGTAGTTGGCTACCTGAACTGTCTGACCCTTGTAGGTCGAGATTGAATAGCCAAACTTACGACACGTGTCCTCTCTGATCTTACGTTTGACGAGAGAATTGAACTGACCCACAGGTATTAGATCAGGGGCTAGTCGTGGTTGTGTCTTTGGTTTTTCACTTGCGCTGGGCGTATGTGTCTCACATGAGAAACAAAAGAAGTGACCATCTGAATACTCAGCGTTTGCATCTGATGACCCACAGTTGTCACAAGGGCCGTGTTGTATCAAAGAACTTTGTTCCTGAGTATCCATGAGCGTTTCCTATCTGAAAGGTGTGAGATCAAGAGCGGGACCAGTAGTACGCTGTCGCCGTACTTCTTTGCGTCCAAGTACCTGTAATTCAGGATACGATTTTCTAGATACGGTGATTAACTCTTTCAGGGCTGCTTTTTGTTCATCCGTGAAGTTGTCTTCAGGTTCACCCTCTATGTTCTTTCCACCGACTAAACAGACAGCTATCGATAGATAATCATAGACACCGGTCAGCGGCGATACGCGGTCCAGTGTTCTACCTGTTTGCACACTTCCATCACGTGTGATGACGTAATGGTATCGACAACCGAAATACCCTTTCGAGCGATCTCGGTTGTCTAAGTTTTGCGCATCGATTTCTATGTTAGGTGTCGTGCCTGTGTGATCGATGATCATGTAGAGCGTTTGTTCACGCTTCTTATTGTTGTTGTACATGTATTCATTCTCGTAGCCATTCATCCGGCACAGAACCATCAGCATACTTGAAGCCGTGCTTCTCGCACCACATTGCATACGTGGTCTTTGATTGCTTGCTGATCTTCTGGCGTGAGTTCGAGAATACGAACCGAATGTCTATGTCTGGGTGTTGGTCTTTAATCAATAAATGTTTTTGTCTATCTGCCGTAAGGAACCGGCCCTTAGATTCAATTACTAAAGGCCGCTTCTTAGATGTACCATCAGGACGTTTTTGTATAATAAAGTCAGGTGTGTACTTACTCTGTCGAGCTGGTTTGACGTAGTGTATCGCTTCCTCTTCGTATGTGAAGCAACACCCTGTGTCTTGTAGCTCTTTTGAGATTCGTTCTTCTAATCCTGAACGAAACCCATATTTCAGACCAACAGCTTTCTTAGAAGTCGTCGTAGACTTCCTCTTCTTGCGCTGTGTCATCTATTGTTCCGAATTTGTATTCTGTTGTCTCGCCCTCAAAGCCCTCATGTTTCTGAAAGCCAAAGTTCTCACCTGAACTTGCACCACCTTCAACAAGGTTAATGATCTGGACTGCCAAGGGTTGTAAGCTTACGCCTTTCTTGCCCCCTGCCGACCACTCGTAGATCGACGCTGAGACATACAACTCAGTGCCGCCGTATGGGTTCAGATCAACAGGGTTCATCTTGGCATCGAATTGTTTTGGTCGTCGGTCCCAGAGTTCGCCATCGCGGCGGCGCACATTCTTGACTGAGCATTTGAAGATGACGTTACCTGTCTCTTCGCCTGTCTCTTCATCCACTTCCATTTTCCACATGGTGTTCTCAGCTTTAGGTGGTGCCTTACCTGTGTGTCGCTTGTGGATTTCTGTAAGTTTTTCCATCGTGCTTGTCGCTTCCTTGAGAGGAACACTGACATTGCATTTGTAGATGCCTAGATCATGGAACTTGGTGTCTGCAATTTTAAGTGCTGGATAAATGGCACGACCAAGAGGCAATGAAATTCTAGTGTCTGACATGTTTGAACATACCTTCAATTTTTTGTGTGATTTCGAAAATGCCTGACAGATGTGACCATGAGAGACTAATGTGGTCCTCTAGTCCCATGTTGTCAGTTTGGGTTAGGTGGAAGCCCTCGACATCTACGATGACTGTGATTGGTAAACTTTCCTGATCATCAATCTCGTAGATGTGAGGCTCGAAGCGTGTTTTAGCCAAAGTCGTATTCCTCGGCTTTCTTCAACGCTTCCTGTTTTGTGACGTTGTGGGCAATGACGATACCGCCCACGACTACTGTGTAGCTTCCTGATTTGTTGTATATGTTAACCATATGAAACCTCGCGTTTTCTAGTAATGGTGATTAACTCTATCGGTACTGTTACGTTAGCGTAAGTATTAGCTAAAAAAGAACTCACTCTGAAGTACCTCAGAAATCTCCAAGTCACCAAGATCAGGTAGCGGCGGTATCTTGTCCCGCGACTTTTCAGGGATCAGCGGAAAGATTTCATCTAAGAATTTCTGTAGAACATTCCCATCCTTGTACATGTCATAGAAGCTAGGCTTGATGCATTGATGCAGAAAGTAATCCATGTCTGCCGCGTGAACGCC